GACTGTTCTGGACCCGATCCTGAAATCATCGTCCAAGGTGGAAGGCGTCATGCGCGCCAATACCGGAGGGCGTATCGACTTCTGGACCCTGGAGAACGAACGCGCGGGACGCTCGCGTAAATACAAGCTTGCGATCATCGATGAAGGAGCGTTCGGTAAAGACAACGTAATGAGTATCTGGGAGAAGTCGATCAAGCCGACGCTCCTTGACCTCAGCGGCAAAGCGGTCGTGACCTCTAACGCCAACGGTATCTCGCCGAACAACTTCCTCTATCAGGTCTGCAACGATCCCAAATACGGCTTCGCCGAATACCACGGGCCTACCTCGCAGAACCCGTATATGCCGGAGCGGCTGCCAGGGGAGGGCCTGGAGGAGCACCAGCTACGTCGCGACGAAGCGATGGACGAACTCAAGCGGAACAACCACCCGCTCGTGTATAGGCAGGAGTATCTAGCCGAGTTCGTGGACTGGAGCGGCGTGGCCTTCTTCGGCCGCGACAGCCTCCTGGTAAACGATGAGCCATACGTCGTGCCCTACGGCTGCGATGCGGTCTTTGCAACGATCGACACGGCGGTCAAGACCGGCTCCGAGCACGACGCGACGGCCGTGACGTTCTGGGCGATTAACATGCACGGGACTTACCCGCTCGTGGTTCTCGACTGGGACATCACGCAGATCGAAGGCTCCCTGCTCGTTGCCTGGCTCCCCTCGGTCTTTCAGAACTTGGAAGCACTCGCCAAGCAGTTCGGAGCGCGGGGCGGAAGTCTCGGCGTCTGGATTGAGGATAAAGTCTCCGGAACGATCCTGCTCCAGCAGGCGGCTCGGAACGGAATGAACGCCCACTCCATCGACAGCAAGCTGACGGCGGTAGGGAAGGACGAACGCGCCATCAGCGTCTCCGGCTACGTCTACCGGGGGCAGGTTAAGATCAGCGTGAACGCCTATGAAAAGGTAACAAGCTACAAGGGCTTCAGCCGGAACCACTTTATGAACCAAGTGATGGGCTTCCGGATTGGTGTTAAAGACCAAGACGATGACCTCTTGGATACGTTCACGTACGGCGTAGCCATCGCCCTCGGCAACGGGAAGGGATATTGAGATGGCGTCAGTTGTAATCAACGGCTCTTCGCTCGGCGGGCCTCTCACCGAACTCCTGATGTGCGACGCGATCGAACCGGGTTCCGCGCCGTCCTACGAACTCTGCAAGATCATTTACGAGTTCCACCCGCTCGGCGCGAAACTCGTGGAGGCTCCGATAGCCCTGGCGCAGAGCCAGAAGCGGGAGATTTCGATCTCCGCTGGCCCGGAGGATCGGGTCAAGAAGGCTTTCGAGGACGAATGGATTAAGATCAACGCCAACGGGCATATCTTCAATCTCGTGCGCCAGTCGCGGATGTATGGTATCTCCTCCCTGGCGGTCCTGGTAGACGACGAAGACCCGAATACGCCTCTCGACTTCAAGAAGCTGTGGGACGCTGATATTAGTTTCAACGTATTCGACCCGCTCAATACGGCGGGGAGCCTGGTGCTGAACCAGAACCCGAACGCGAAGGACTTCTTGAAATCATCCGGGACGATAACGGTTCAGGGTCAGCAGTATCACAAGTCTCGCGTCTGTATCAAGCTGAACGAAGAACCGCTCTTCATCGGTTACACCTCTTCGGCCTACGGCTTCGTGGGGCGCTCCGTCTACCAGCGCACGCTCTTCCCCCTCAAGACTTTCATTCAGTCGATGAGGACCGACGATATGGTGACCCGGAAGGCGGGTCTGATCGTTGCGAAGATAAAGCAAGCCGGTTCGATCGTTAACCAAATGATGCAAGCGATGGCCGGAGTAAAGCGGGCTATCCTCCAGCAGGCGGCGACCGACAACGTCATCAATATCGACCCGGAGGAGGACATCCAGACTATCGACCTCCAGAACGTCAACGCTGCGATGGCCGAGAGCCGGAAGAACTGCCTGAATAACCTCGCGACGGGCGCGGGCATGCCTGCGATCCTTATCAACGAGGAAACCTTTGCCGAAGGCTTCGGCGAAGGGACGGAGGACGCCAAGCACGTCGCGGGCTTCGTCGGCACGTTCCGCGAAGAGCTGGACCCTGTCTACAGGTTCTTCGATACCATCGTTCAGTATCGCGCGTGGAATGAAGCCTTCTATGAGACGATCCAAGCCGACTTCCCGGAAGAGTATGGAAAGAAGTCATACAACGAAGCGTTCGCCGATTGGCAGAACTCCTTCGTGGCTTCGTGGCCTTCTCTCCTGACGGAGCCGGATAGCGACAAGTCGAAAGCCGATGACGTCAAGCTGAAAGCCGTCATTTCGCTGGTAGAAGTGCTGCTGCCACAGTGCGATCCGGATAACAAGGCGAAGCTGATCGAATGGGCCTGCGATAACTTCAACGCCCTGGATATGCTATTCTCCTCCCCGCTCGTGCTTGACGCGGAAGCGCTGGCTAATTACGAACCGCCTCCCCCGCCCGGTATGGGTGGAGAGGGCTGCGCTCCGGGAGAGCCTGCACCTCCCAAGCCTGAAGCGTTGACCGATAGCCAACCGAAATTCACACAAGCCCGGAAGCGGGCGCGAAGGGGATAATTCACAATGACGACGCTCGCCACCACAGAAGTTCGCGGTATCGCCCTCACCGACAGTACAATTTGGGACATGCCGCCCTCCACCTTTCCAACCGCCGCGACGATCCTGGCGAACTTTCCGGACCTCAACACGGTTCGTATCTACGTTGAGAACTACGACACGTCAGCGTCCTTCGTCTCGTATGTGAACGCTCTCACGTCGGCGGGCCTGACCGTGATCATCGGGAACGCGGCGAACTTCAACGCTGACGGCTCCTTCGCTGGCGGCGGCGGCGGCGGCTCCGGCGTGATCTTTACCGGCTCCCTGCTGGCGACCGAACAGGCGTGGTATAGTGCGGTGGCGACGGCGTTCAAGGGCAACCCGAACGTCTGGATGTCGACCGACAACGAACCTTCCGACTGGAACGGTTCGAACTACGACCCGGCCGCGTTGGCGAAGTGGGAGCAGACCACCTACGCGACGGTGCGCGCGACGGGGAACGCCAACCCGGTCCTGCTGGAGGCGGCGAACTACACGGACGGCTCCGGAACGGTTCAGAACATCCTCGGCGGGCTTGGCGCGACGTTCGCGGGCGATACCAACGTGGGGTGGGATCAGCACTTCTACGGCAGCGGCGTAGGCACCACGCAGGCGGCGGTCAACGCGAACCTCGCTGCCGATATCGCCAACGACCTCTCCGTGCTGAAGGCTCCGGTCATCATCGGGGAATACGGCAACTCAACTGACGGCGTGAATATTGACAGCAACGCGGGGCTGGTCCTCCAAGCGGTTGAGAGCGCGGTCCTGGCCGGAACGGTATCGGGCAGTGCTGCCTGGGCCTGGGGGAGTGGGAACCCCGGCGACGGCTTGACGAATAGCAACACCTACAACGTCAGCGGCGGGCTTTCGGCCTACGGCGCGACGATCGCAGCGCATCAGGCGGCGGAAGCGAAGGCTGCCGGCACCACTCCGGTTGTTCCTCCGGTTGTTCCGCCAGTCGTTCCTCCGGTTGTTCCGCCAGTCGTCACGCCCTCGGCGAACGATACCGTGGTGCTGAACGGAGCGGCGACGCACATCACGGACGCGGGCGGGAACTCCTGGACGGTCGCGGGCGGCGTAGTCGATGAGAACGGCTCCCTAGCGGGCTACTCGGCGAACGTCACCGAGATTGCCTACGTGAACGGGAACGTTTGGCAAGAGAACTCGGCGCAGAACTGGTGGGAGTGGAATGCCACCGCGAAGGACTGGAGCGGAGCTGCCGGGAACGGCACGGCGACCTCCCCGCTACCTTCCCCGCCTCCTCCGGCCGTAACGCCCTCAGCGACGCTCACAGAAGGCACCACGAAGACGTTGGTGACAACTACCGGCTCGTATGGCGGCGATTACTTCACGATCTCCGGCAAGACGGCGGGCGTGGTTCTCGGGACGGCGGCGCAGACGCTCTCCTTCATCGGGTTCACCTCCGTCTCCGTCTCCGACAAGGACGTATCGGCCGTAACCATCACGGACCCGACGCTCCTGGGCGTGGCCTACGGCGCGGGCGCGGGAAAGCTAACCATCACCGACTTCACGGCGGGGGATACGCTTACGATCGCGTCCAGTCTGAAGGCATACGTCACGCAGAAGTCGGACGGCCACGGCGGCACCCTGATCGGGTTCGGTAATCACGCGGGCGGGATAGACCTCCTCGGCGTGACGACGCACCCGGTTCTCGCATACGGAACTGTGTAGATGGTAGTGCCCTCCGTTCGGAGGTTCTTCGCCTGGAACTCGCCGTCAAGGAGGAGTGTCTAGCGGCGCAGGCTCGGCTCCTTCGAACGGCGGGCGCGGCGATCGAAGCCTGCCGGCCTCGGCTATCCCCCCTTCGCCCAAGAACTAAATCAATAAGTTATAGAGGAAAGGGGGGGATAGGGGGGATAGTTTCTATATAGAGGCTTAAAAATCGGTTTGGCTCCCGCCGTAGGGGCGTAGGACCGTAGAGGGCTTTTATAGAAACAGTCCCCCCTTATCCTCCCGTCCCCCCTTTCGAGGTGCGCCGATGTCCGGATCACAGTCTTTCTACGCGGTCCTGACGGCGGCGGTCAACGACCTCTCTCTTCACGGTTTCGACGGGATCGAACGGGTGGAGAGCTGGGTCAAGAAGATACGCGCGGCGGCTATCGCTTCGATGATCCCGGAGTATATGCTGGACGAACAGCTGAAGGCGACGTTCAAGGCATCCTATACGCGGCTCGTGGAGCGCGGAACGATCCTCAAGTATCATCCCGGCGTGTCGAAGTTCACGTTGTCGAAGGTGGCTCCGGCGCTCCGGAAGGAACTCGACAAGCAAATAATGGCTTCGGCGAACCTTATCAAGCTGAACCGGGAAGCGGCTATTCAGAAGACCCTCCAGCGGTTCTCCGGCTGGTCCACTTCGATCCCGGTGGGCGGAACCGAGCAGACCGACAGGGTGGAGACGAAGACCGAAATTCGCAAGGCTCTCGCGCAGCTTCCGTTCCAGGAGCGGCGCGTAGCTATCGACCAGGGCCACAAGTTTATTTCGAACTTGAATAATATCATCGCCAACGACGCGGGCGCAATCGCCCTTCGCTGGCATTCACATTGGCGGCAGACCAACTACGACTACCGCGAAGACCACAAGGAGCGTGACGACAAGGTCTATGTGATCCGGGGGAACTGGGCGCTGGACCTCGGCCTGATGAAGCTTGACGGCCACCAATACTACGACGAAATCACGGCCGTGGGCGAAGAGGTCTCTTGCCGGTGCTTCACGACATACATTTATTCGCTCCGCTCCCTCCCGCCCGACATGTTGACGGAGAAGGGACGCGCGAAGCTGGCGGAAGTGAGGATACTGTAATGGAAACGACCTTCCGCGACGAAGAGCACGCGAAACTGGATGCTATCCTGGCGAAATACGCCCCCGATCGCGAAGCGACGATTGCCGCCGAACTGGAGACGATGCAGGATAAGGTCGCGAAGCTAGACGGCTTCCTGGCGGTCTACGCTCCCGAACCCCTGGACGCTCGGCTGGATGAAGTCTCCTTCTCCCGTCTCGACTACGACTGGAGCGAGAACGATCATCCTCGGAACCCTGATGGGACGTTTGCCGGAGGCTCTATGGGCCACGGCATTATGTCGTATAAGAAGACCCTGAAGAAGGGAACGAAGGGAACCACGACTGGTCTCATTCAGTTTATGCTGAAGGAAGGCACGTATAACCAGAGCGACATCCTGGCGGCGGCAAACGAAGCCTACCCGTCAACTTCCGCCAACAAGATAATGAACTGGTATAAGAAGCAGTTCGGCGTCACGCCCCCGAAGACCTCCGGCAAGTCTGGCGGCTCTTCGCCGACGATCGCGGCTCCGGTCAATCCGCCTCCCGTCTCCGCTCTCGCTGCCGCGTTCGCGGCGAACCAAGCGGCGATGTCGGCAAATAACGCGCAGGTGGCGGCGGGGATGGCGTCACCACCGGCTCCCGCGCCTTCGGCACCTCCCCCGGCTCCTACCCCGCCCGCTGCGGTTCCAACGCCTCCCAGCCCTGCTCCAGGGTCAAGCACGGGGGCGTTCGATCCCTCGGCGACGAAGAACGCGCTGATGCCTAAGTCGTCTCCGGAGATGTGGGCCGAATTGGCTCCGGTCTTCCAGCATCTCGACAAGCTGACGCCTGAGAACAAACCTCTCGTGGAAGCGAAGCTGGCGGAACTCGCCTCCGTTCTCGAAAGCGGTGATCCGAAGTCGGGTCTGGCTGCTATGCAGCATATCTCGGCGAGTTCCGGGATGTCGGTGAACGCGGTCAACTCGGCGATCGAAGAAGCGCAGTATCACTACGGGAACAAGGTCAAGCCTCAAGCCTACGCGCCGAGCACGAAGGCGCAGAAGGCGATTTACTCGAAACTGGCTGCGGCTCCGCATTATAAGCAGGAGCACATCAACTATTTCGAGGATCACCAGGGCAAGGAGATTAAGACCTCCCTCAAGACCGATACGAAGAAGATACCGGCCGATCACTACGCCAAGGTATCTTCGGCCTACGGGAGCAACCGGCACAACGGCGATACTTCCCAGGTCAACGCGGCGATGGACGCCTACAAGAACGCCACGCATCATATCTACTCGCCTGACGAAGCGACGGCGCTCCAGCAATATAAGGGCCATCTCTACTGGATCACGAACAAGGTTCTTCTCGGCGAAGAGAACTCCCCGGAGGTCAAGCAGCGTGGATACGGGCCTTCCGATATCGCGGCCGCAAAGGTTCGGATCGAACATTGCAAAACCGGCATCGACAAGTCGGTGGTTCCCGCCGATACCCCGTCATTCCGGGGCTTGGGCGTTCCCCTCCAGGCGGTCACGGGCTTCGGGATCGAAGAGGACGCGATAGGACGCTGCTTCACGCACGCCAATATCGCCTCTACCTCTCGTGATATAGGCGTATCGAAATGCTTCGGCAGCACGACGATGTTGAAGTTTACGATCCCGGCTGGCGCGAAGGGCATGGTGCTCGGCTCCCAAGGAGTTGAGAAGGAAACCATCCTCCCCGCCAACTGTGCGTTCCGCATCGACAAGATCGAAAAGGGCGCGATGGGTTGCGGCCACTTGGTTCACTGCACGTATTTAGGAGAACAGGAAAATGCCGCACCGCCGTAACGATGACAGCGAGAACCCTGACCGGCGCTTCGGTGATGGGGTTGTTCGTCCGCTCGGTCACGCGAAGCGGTCGGAAGACCTCTCTTCGGCCGAAGACCGGAAGGCGAAAGCCGAAGCGGAGCGGATAATCCGCGAAGCTGATGACGATTAACGCTGCCGGAAGCCTTTTCCTCACGCCGAAGAAAGAAGCACTCTTTCTGAAACGTTCGGATGAGGGCGATCATCCTGGTGAGTGGTGTTTCCCCGGCGGGAAGATCGAAGACGGCGAGACAGCCGAAGATGCGGCTACTCGGGAAGGCGAAGAAGAGACGGGCCACCGTCCTCCCGGCCTAAAGGTTCCGCACACGCGGCAACAGAAGGACGGCGTTGACTACACGACATTCCTTCACGGCGTCAAGGATAGGTTCCACCCCTATCTGAACGAAGAGCATACCGCGCATACGTGGGCTTCGGTGGATAGTCCTCCGGAACCACTCCACCCCGGCGCTAGGGTGGCGCTCAAGCGGTTCGGAATGGATGAGCTGGATATCGCCAAGGCGATACGCGACGGCGAACTCACAAGCCCTCAGAAGTATGAGAACCTGTGGTTGTTCGCTATCCGGATCACCGGAACGGGGATGGCTTATCGCAAGTCTATCAATGAATACGTGTGGAGAGAAAAGGAAATCTACCTCAACGATAGGTTCCTGGAACGCTGCTCGGGTCTTCCGGTTATCTGGGAGCACCCGCAGAAGACCGCGACGCTCAACACGGAGGAATACGCTGATCGTGTTATCGGAGCAGTAATGCTCTCCTATATCGACGGCGAAGATGTCTGGAGCATCGCGCGGATTTACGATGCCGAAGCGGCGAAAGAGATGGAAGACAATCAACTTTCGACTTCTCCCGCCGTCGTCTTTCGTGACCCTTCGGTTAACAGCAAGCGTGACCTTGACGACGGGTCAAAGCTGCTAATCGAGGGAAAGCCAAGCTTGCTAGACCACATCGCGATTTGTGGGCTAGGCGTATGGGATAAAGCCGGACCACCCACCGGCGTTCTTAATGACACTTTAGAAAGGGCCGACAGTATGGCTACCGAAGAAGAGACGAAGGCTGCCGACGCGGCCCGGAAAGACGCAGACGCAGGCCAGAAGCTGGATAAGCTGCTGACCCACCTGGACGCTTTCACTCAGCGTCTCGATGCGCTGGAGTGCGCGGAGAAGGAGCGCAAGGACGCCTTCGATATCGAGGAGAAGGCCAAGAAGGACGCCTTTGAGAAGGAGGAGAAGGCCAAGAAGGACGCGGCCGAAGCCGGTGCCAGGGAAGGCGCTCCGGAAGGAACCGAAGGCGGCAAGAAGGTTCCGGAAGCTGGCGAGACGAAGGAAGTCGTTGCCGACAAGGCGAGGAAGGACGCGGTAAAGGCCGTGCAGGTTGAAGACCCTGACGCGGACGGCACGCCTGGAGACGGCAAGGTGCTGACGAAGGACAGCGCACGATCCGACGCGCAGAGCAAGCGCATCGCGGACCTGGAGAAGAAGCTGGAAGCGGTCCTGGCCGCTACCCGCCCGATCGCGGACGAAGACCGCGTGGCCTTCGCCGACGAACAGGTGCGCGCCGACAGCGTCTACATGGCGCTTGGAAATCGTGCTCCGGCTCCGCTCTCCGGCGAAACGGTTCACGCCTATCGAACCCGCCTGACCCGTGGCGTTCAGAAGCACTCCCAGACCTGGAAGAGTGTCGACCTGATCCGCGCCAACCCGGAAACTCTCGC